AGAACCTGGCTGACCTTCGCATGACTCGGCAGTTGGAGCAGTACCAGAAGCGCAAGGCCGACGACTTCAACAGCGGCAAATAATTTATGGGCACCAAATCCATCCGTCACATCGTCGAGGCCAACGTGGCCTCCTTCCTCGCCGCCGAGACCGGGCTGGCCGGGGTCACTATCTACAAGGGGGACTCGGTCGACCTCAACGTCCTGCCCAAGGCCATCGTCCTCTGCGACTCGGCCCGGGCACCTGCCGACCTCCCCGAAGGCGCCGGGAACTACTCCTGCTCCCTGCGCGTGACCCTGTTCTCCAACGCCGACGACACGACCCTCGCGGATCACCGTGCCCGCTGCGCCGCCCTGGCTGGGGCGATGCAAGACCTCGCCGGCCTGAAGGCGGTCTTCGTGACCTCGACGGACGCGACCCTCTACGACGTGACCCCTATCTCCGAGGACGAGGGTGTGGACGAGCGCTCGTTCGCGACCCTGTTCGCTTTCGACCTTCTGGCCGTCCTCCCGGCGTAAGGTTGCCCCCGCCCGCAAAGACAAATGGCCGCCGTCGCTCAAGGAACCTCCTGTGTTTATGGTGTCGCTGGTACGGCGACCGACCTCTTCGTTCAGTCCTATACCGTCTCCGCCTCGTTCAATAACGAGAACATGGTGCAGGACGAGACCGGCCTGACGAAGACCCAGCGCTACGACGACCGCAAGACCGAGCTGACGGTCGAGGGCGTGGTCAAGACCACCTCCGCGACCCCTCCTGCCCTCGGCGCGACGCTGACCTTCACGGTCGCCGCGAAGGGTGCTTACCCCGCCGGCTCGGCTAGCAACACCTTTGTCGGCGTCATCACGAAGGTCGAGGAGACTGGCACGAACAAGGACTTCGTGAAGTACAAGATCACGGCGGTCGACTTTGAAGGCGTCACGCCGGCCTGATTGACCCGAGCCCTGCAAGGGCTTTGACTCACCCCGTGGACAACAGATTTCTGCGGGCGTTCAGAGACCCGTCCTCCCGGACTATCCTCGGGAAGCGGGTCTTTCCTTTTTGCCTAAAGCACCGGGTTCGTCTGCTGTCGATTGACTCGCCCCTGGTCATGAACTCGACGCTCGGCATCACTCCGACCGACCTGTTGATTGCGGTCAAGGTATGCGCCGAGGAGTCCGACCTACGGGTGGGCTTCTGGGAGGAGGTTCGGCTGCGGGTGTACCAATACCAGCCCGAGAAGTTCGCCGATGAGGTCGCCCGGTTCGTCGACCATTGCCACCTTCACGCGTGGCCTAAATACTGGGAGTCCTCGAAGACCAGCGACTCAGCTGACGGGGTAGGCATCCCGTGGCCTCTGATGATCGTGACGAACCTGGTCGCCAACGGCATCGACGAGCAACGGGCTTGGGAGATGCCAGAGTCTCAAGCCATATGGATGTCGACGGCCTTCTCGACGCGGGCCGGTGCGAAGGTCAACCTTCTGACGACCGAGGAGGAGGAGATGATGGAAGCCATCCGCCGAGGGGAGTTGCCTAGCCAGCAAGGTTAAAGACCAACATGGGCCGCAAACTAGAATGGGAGTTGTCCGGCAAGTCGGACGTGCCTGAGAAGATGGCGAAGGCCAAGGCGTCTATGGAGGGTCTGGAAGGCGCCGCCAACGGCCTGTCGAAGAAGTTCCGCGAGGCGTTCAAGGACATCGCGGTCGGCTTCCTCGCCCCGATGGTGCTCATCCAGAAGGCGCTCTCGTTCATCTCTGACAAGATCGCGCAGGCCAAGCAGGACGCCCAGGAGGCCCGCGACTTCGCCAAGGACGAGGAGTCCAAAGGCTACATGAAGGGCGGGGCTCGCAGCGTTCTCAATATTGCTACCGAGCGCGAGGCCGAGGCCAAGCGTCAGGCCAAGGCTAAACTCGCCGAGCAACTTGCTTACGAGGATTTCCTTTTGAACGACCCCCGTGGCAAGGAATTGCTCAAGCAAAATGTGCCTGCTTCTGCAATCGTTGCCTCTCAGGTAGTCCCCTACAATCCGTTCACCTCGTCAGGTGAAAAAGAAAGGCGCGAGTTTCAGGCCGGAGAGACTGCTAAATTGCCCGGGGTTCGTGCCGCGATCGAGGCGATGGTCGCAGGCGATGCCCTGGGCCGCATGAAGCCCGAAGCCCCCGGCGCCGCCGAGGGTGGCATGACGGCCTCCAAAATCCCCGAGCTTGCGAGCAACGTCATCGGGGTCGGGATGTCCCCGCAGCTCGATATCGCCAACAAGCAGTTGACTGTTCAGGAGGACATGGCGAACAGCCTCCGCACCCTCATCGAGCGCGACCAGGCGCAGAGCGGTTTCACTCCCGAGAAGTTCTTCCCCTCGTCCCGCCGCCTCAACCTTCCCCGCTGATTTATGGCTAAGATTTCCCAAGGCAACGCCCTGACGACGCCCGTCCTTCAACCGGGTTACACTATCGAAAACGATGGCTACGGCGTCCTCACATGCAAGGCGGTCTACAAGTGCGACGACTCGACGGCGGCCACGGCCATCGTCCGCGGTGCCTCGTTCGCCCCTGACACCAGGCTGAAGGCGCACAAGGTCAGCGTCTCATACGGGGCGCTCGACGTCGCCACGATCACCGTGGACTATATCGGCCTCGCCAATACTGAGTCCGCCTATTCCCTGCCGAACGTGTCGGGTGCTGCCACGCTGACGACCGAGCCCATCCAGAACCACCCGAAGTTCTTCACGGCCACGGGTTCGGGTGGCATCGCCGGCCCCAACCCCTATTCCGTCTCAACGCTGGTCAAGGTGCTCAAGCCCTACACCGACCGCGGCCCGGTCTGGCAGGGTGGCAACGGCGCGATTTTCGAGGAGAAGACGGGCGGCAAGTTCCTCGGCTTCTACGACCCGACCACCACGGGGGCGAAGAAACTCTACCAGCGCACGTCCTACCTCGCCCCGACCTCGACGGTCAACGGGACGATCTACACGTCCGCTTCCGCCAACGTGAACACGCTCCTGGGTTACGTCGGCAAGACGATGTACCAGCGCGGCCCGGACGGTTTTGGCTACCTGCTGCCGTCCTATTTCACGCCGCCTTTCAAGGCGCCTGACGAAGACCCCCAATGGCTGATTGCCTCGGTGCATTTCGAGGACTACGGGGCGCTCTATAAACTGACCTACGAGCTGCGCTTCAACCGCGAAGGGTACAGCTACCTCGTCTATACCTCGACCAACGTCTGACGATGTTCCAGCCCGGGCCAGGATATTACGTCACGACGGCCAACGGTGTCAGCACCCTGGACATCGATGCCGATTGGCCGTTGCCGGCGGAGCCAGACCAGTTTCAGGTCAGCGTCTTCAAGACCTCCGAGGCGTGGGGCGTTCAATGCCGAAAGGGGTTCGTGCGCTTCACCTCCTCGCGCAACCTGGACGCATGGGCGTGGGGTGTCTGGCAGGCCGAGATGCGGAAATTTTACGCCTACCCGACCGGGAGCAAGACGACGGGCGACGCGGCGGCGGTGGCCGACTCCTCGCTGGTCGACCTAGGGGGCTACATTTCCATCCAGCCGGCCAGCGCAGGCGGGTCTGATAACTGGGGCGTGTACGTCATCGGCTGCGGGTCTACCGAGGACGGCTTCTGGCCCTACCTTGCGATCATGGCAGACGGGTCTGACGCTGACAACAAGACCAACTTTTTCAACGGGTCGGGCCCGCAGATCATCATCCGCCAGAGCCGGGAGCAGGAGCTGGTCGAAGTCGAGACTCCGACGGGAACCACAAATATCAACCTCCAGACCCTCGGGGCCTTCGTCCAATATAATTACAACTGCCAGAAGTGGAAGATTGCGGACGTGGACTGGGACGGGACGACCTTCGTGGTGACGCAGTCTCACCTCGGCCCGCTTGCCCTGCTGAACCCGGTACAGTTGCAAGGCCTTGATACCGCAAACATCGCCCCATATACGCCGAATTACGAAACCGAGCTGAATGCCTGGCTTGGCGCCTGGACTGGTTACACAAAGAACTCTAGCGGGGCGACGGTACAGCTGTAAGTTGCCACGGGGGCAAGGTTAGGCCAATGAGCAACTCCGTAACCTTCAAGCGCGGGACGACCTACTCGGCGACCGTGACCTACACCCCGGCGGCTGGCGGCCCTGCCAACCTGTTGACGACCACCGTGACGACCGACATCATCGACGCGGGCGGGACGGTCTACCCCTGCACGGTGACGGTTGCGGTCAACGGCCTGTCCTTCGTGGCGACTCTCCCGGCCTCGACGACCGCCGGCTTCGCCCTTGGCAACGCCCGGTCGGACATCAAGTTCGTCTACGGCGGGGTTACCTTCTACTCTGAGACCTTCCGCCTCGCGATCATCGACCAAGTCACCGACTAACCGATGAGCAGCATC